ACTCTCTAATAGAGTAGTAGTCTCTTTACTGAATAGTTTACGATTAACTTTTAGTATGTCAGATTCAGATCGATCCTTATATACTACATCTAAGTGCATACCTTTTCCAGATTTTAATACTACACCATTTGACATTGCAGTACCAGGTCCATCTGGATCTGTTGGATCTTTAAACCTATCAATAGATGATAAAAATTTTAACTCATTAAATATTGAAGTCAATTCTATATTTGAATAGAAATCACGTATGAATATAACTGGTAACCCAGAAGGTGTATCAAAAAATATATTTGACATTATCTATTTCCATAGTATTAGACCATCTAAAGACGTATGCTCTAAAGAACCTCATCTTCTTTGGTTTTAAATCAAATTTAAATTTACCTTCACGATTAACAACTTCAAGACAGTAATGATATAGATTACCTGTCTCTTGACATACACATGATACAAAATCATTGTGTGCCTCTATCTCACAATCAAATATTTCACTTGCATGATCCAAGTTACATGTAATCCCAAACTCATCCTTTAATACATCTTGAATACGTGCTGCCATATCTGTCAATGATACCTTTTCAATATCAGTATCAAAGAACTCTTCAAACGTATATAATTCTCTGGGATTAAGTAATTGCATTAAAAATAATTGATATTAATATTTGCTCTAAATTGTTGGTCAGTGCAATTAGTACTATTATGAGGTTCTTGAGGGTCAAAAAATACTATTCTATTTGCTCTTGAAGGAACTGTCATACCTTTAATGCTAGTATGACCATCACATGTATTCAAAGATAATACTGCTGCTTTATGGTCAAAATCAAAATCAGTATGTGGTGTATGATGAACTAAAGTATCTGTTCTAGGGTATAGATTTACCTTTACTCTAATTAATGCTTTTGCATCTATAACAAACTTTAGTGCTTCAGCAATCCAATATTTGTTACTGCATGGTCTTTCTTGGTCATAAAGCATATGACAGAAGTAAGCATCCTTTTCTTTACCTTCACCAGATATATCTGGTATACAGAACCAAGGAGTTGAATCCTTATCAAATATATCATCTTGTATTTTCTTAAATAATTCCTTATCTAAGAAGTCATTTACACATTTCATAGTTAAATCTCCAAAAATTCATCATTAAGTGGCATAGATTTATCTTTACCATACCACATTGATATAGTATATCTATCCCTCTTTACAACATTACTTACACCATGACGAAATTCCATTCCATCAAAGTAAACTGTTCTACCAGATAAAGGTTGTACATCAACACCTTCAACTATAGTATGTCCACCAATATAATCATCATTAATATATGTAATTGATGCACCAGTTGTTGTAGATCTTGCTCTATCATAATGAAATCCTTTACATGCACCACAAGGATACTTAACTATCTCTACATTCTGTAATACAGAAAATCTATTGTCATGATATACTCTCCTCTTAACATCTTTTACTATTTCATATAATTTTTTATAAGTATCAGATTTTACTTTATCCCCAATACCACCTCTATCCATACTGAGAACTCTTGTTTCATCCCAAACATAGGTGCTAAGAAAATTATCCTTAAACAACTGAATAATCTCTTCTTGGCATGGTATTTGAACTTGTGAGATATAAATCATTTGAATGGATCTCCTAAATTCCAACTGACAAGAGAATACCTAGTTCCTTTAGTAACAGGTAGTACTCTATGATATACAAATGATGGAAATACAACTAATGATCCTTGTGTATTCAATTCTTTAGCAACACATTGATCTTTTCTATTATAATGAAATTCAAGATCACCACCTTCAAACTCACTAGGATCATTTAATAGTAATGTAGATGATAGTTTTCTATATTTTCCTCTCATACTTTCATGTTGGTCATCACCATACACATAATGATGTTGATCTGGATGCCATTCATAATATTGACCCTCATTATAAATGGTAAACTGCATAATCTCAGTACAATCCCACTGAAAATTCCAACCTGCCATCTCATTTGCTTTTTGAATGAGTGGTTTAATTAAATTATGAACCCAAGGTTCATCTATCCATGAAATATGTGAATCTCTAAACTTTAAGAGATCATTCATTTCTTCTTCACTATATTCTTCTATTCGTTTAGTCTCTTCCCTATTGACTTCACCTCGTTTAATATTAAGATCTTTACCTATATTAATAATACGATCACATATCTCAGGTTTAATAATACCCTGAAAATACCAGTAAGTATAATTTAAGTTCATCTAACCTCCATTAAACTCTGAGTAATCAAAACCTTCTACCTTATAAGTATACCACCCTGTAGTTATATACTTAACTTGGGTTGGTGATGGTACACCTCTATGTGTATGTGTCCAATCACAGGGCCAAATGACAGTTAATCCTTTTTGTGGTTGTATCTTTAGACCTTGATGATACCATTCAGTTTCACCACCATCTGTGACATTATTTAAATATGTCATAAATGTCAAGTGTCTAGTTCCTACTAGATCTTTATAAGTTGATCTTTCAGTATGCCAACCATAAAATCCCTCACCAGGATTATATTTTTGTATATTAAAATTAGTGTTTATACCCCAACCACTATGATTAGTAGAACACCAAGGATAACGTTCGATGTAATTATCGCATACTCTTCCTAATGTGTCAAGATATATTTGTATTCTTTCATCTTTAACCCTTGGTATAACTGCTACATCAGTTGATACTTTATATTCTTCATTTACTCCTTGCCCAATCTCTCCTGGTCCTTGGTCTGGACTCTCATCAAAGTATGAAATCAATCCATCACATACTTTATCATCAATAAACCATGCTCCAATAAAATTAGTAGATGGTATTATATACTCCTTCATCCTAAAGTAAATGATATAGAAATACTTTCTTCTGCTAATTGTGATGTCATGCCATACATAACTTCACTAGGAAATAAAACTATAGATCCAGGAACACATTTTATTGCTTGATAATTACTACCTTCAAAAAATTTAATACTATCATCCATTGATGATTTGACATAAAAAACCCCAGATACTACAGATCTAGGAAAATTACGGGGAAAAGCATAATCACCTTTCTTACCTATTTCAGTCCAAACATTATTAAAAGTAATATCTTCTTTATATCCAATCTCCTTTGCAAATGCTATTGCATGTTTATATAACTGTTCTCTTAAACCATCTAATTCAACAACCTCAAATAGGTTCTTTCTTGTATTAGATGTAGAATCTACATTGACTAACTCTGTACGAATAGTTCC